TCTAATCCTGTTGAAGGAACACTACGCCATAACTCTGAAATAGACGAAACTAAATTAGAAACCTTTGATGGTACTGATTGGAGGAAGATTAATAAATTTACACCTATTCCAACAGAGTACAATGTTGACTATTTAGTAGTCGCTGGCGGCGGTGGCGGCGGTGGTAATCACGGTGCTGGTGGAGGTGCTGGTGGATTAAGGACCTCTTATGGATCAAATTCTGGTGGTGGATTAAATTCAGAAAATCCTATATCTTTAAATATAGGAACTCAATATAATATAGAAATAGGAGCCGGTGGCTCTGGTGCTCCAGGCACTGGTATCGCATCAAATGGTCAAAATTCTTTTTTTTCAACAATAACTTCAATTGGTGGCGGTGGCGGTGCTTCGGCCGATTACGCTGGATCTGGGGGACCGGGAGGTTCTGGTGGTGGAATGAGTGGTGTTGGAGGTTCTGGAGGTTCGCCAACTATTGGGCAAGGATTTAAAGGAGGAGATTCATTGGCTAGAACAGGATCACCTGGTTCTGGTGCTGGCGGCGGCGGTGCCGCACAAGCTGGAACAAATTGGAATAATAATTCTACTGCTGGCGGCGGCGGAGACGGACTTCAAGTTTCAATAACTGGAACGGCAACGCACTATGCCGGAGGAGGAAGCGCTGGAGCGTATTTTGCAACATTACAACCCCCTGGTTTGGGAGGCGGAGGCGCTGGAAAAGACGTTAGAGACGCTGTTGGTGGTAATGGATCCGCAAACACAGGTGGTGGCGCTGGTGGCGGAGGGTCTTATAATGCAGCAGGCGGACAAGGAGGTTCTGGAGTTGTTATACTTAGAATGCCTACTGCTAATTATAGTAATATAACTACAGGTAACCCAACGGTTACAATAGACGGAACAGATACAATTTTAAAATATACAAGCAGCGGAACATACACCGCATAATTAATTTAATACTATGGGACACTTTGCAAAAGTTTCAAACGGAATAGTTACAAGGGTAATTGTAGCTGAAGCAGATTTTTTTAACAACTTCGTAGACGATAGTCCAGGGCAATGGATTCAGACTTCTTACAACACAAGAGGTGGGGTACATTACCAGCCTAACACTGACGAACCAAGTGAAGATCAATCTAAGGCACTTAGAAAAAACTATGCTGGTATTGGTTACACTTATGATTCTACAAGAGATGCTTTTATTCCACCTCAGCCATTTAACAGTTGGACATTGAACGAAGACACTTGTCTTTGGGATTCTCCAGTAGCTTACCCAGAAGATGGTAAGTCTTACAGATGGAACGAGGAGATGCTAAACTGGGAGGAAGTAATTATAGAAGAATAGTATGGGACTTACAAAAGTAAATCACCCAGACCTATTAGACCTTGCATCTGACACAGGAGCAACTGTATTTCCTAAAGGAACTACGGCAGAACGACCTGTAAATCCAGAGGCTGGATACATACGCTTTAACACTACTGACAATGTTATGGAAACATACGACGGCGCAGAGTGGTTGACTTTGGATACTGTACAAATTGGATATGATGCGACTTATTTAGTTGTTGCTGGCGGCGGAGGTTCTGGCGGCGGCGGGCAGACTGGTTATTATAGCGGAGGCGGCGGAGGCGGCGGTTTTCTAAATGGCAATAAAACTTTAACCATATCTAAACAATATGTAATAACAGTTGGGGCTGGAGGCGTAGCCGGAATCCAGTCAGGTGATGCTGGATATGAAGGAGGTAATGGAGGTTTATCTTCTATTCAATCTAATAATGAACAATCTATAATCGCTATTGGCGGCGGGGGCGGCGGTGGAAACGCTACTCCGGACAGAGTTGGTTCTAATGGAGGATCCGGAGGTGGAGGATCTTTATATGGAGGTGTTGGAGGAGACGGAGTTTCTGGACAAGGTAATCCTGGAGGTACAGCATCCACAAATTACATTGGAGCTGGCGGTGGAGGCGGTGCAGGTACAGCTGGTGGAGATGCCACGTCTTCTGCTGGCGGTAATGGAGGTCAAGGTCTTTTGAGTAGTATAACATCTTCATCAATATATTATTCTGGAGGAGGAACCGCAAGAGGTAGTAGTAATGGAACAGCTACAAATGGAGCTACTCCAGTCAATACAAATGGAGCTACAAATAGAGGCGCTGGTGGAGGAGGAATATTGGCTACAGGGGGTAGAGCAGGTGGTTCAGGTATTGTGGTATTGAGAATGCCTACAGAAAATTACACCGGAACTACAACAGGTTCGCCTACTGTAACAACAGATGGAACCGATACAATACTAACTTATACATCAAGCGGTACATATACTGCTTAAAATTAAATAAAATGGAAAATATTTTGTACATTCGTAAGATCTCTGTAGGAGGAGACTACAAGAACGCTATGCATTACATAGTGGGTCAAAACGTCCTAGGAGGTAATTACATAATACACGAGATAGCAGAAGAACCAAAAGGCTATAGCGTGTGGATCAAATCAAATGGGGAAGTAGTTAGATGGAAGCATTTCATTGACATTCCCGTAGTAATCGAATATAATCTATTATGAATCCAAGGTATGGATATTTAATTGAACCATTAGGAAGCGAATACAATAACACAAAGAACATAGCAGGAGTAGACCTCGTAGTTAATACAACTATAGAGGATGCTGCATTTGTAAATAGACTTGGTGTTGTTGTTGCTACACCTAAAAACTCAGAGATAAAAGTAGACGACATTGTTGTTCTGCACCACAACGTTTTTAGAACGTACCTCAATATGAAAGGTAAGAAAACTAAGAGCAATGAGTTTTTTAGGGATGACTTATACCTAGTGAGTCCAGATAGAATATTTCTGTACTCTAGAGACGGCGAGTGGAAGACAATAGAAAACTATTGCTTCATTAAGCCAGTCGACAAAGAACAAGACAAATCTTACTTTCAAGTTGAGAAACTACAAGAGCACACAGGTGTTGTTCACTTCGGTAACAAGAACCTTGAGTCTCTAGGTGTTTTTGAGGGAGATAGGATAGGTTTCACTAAGAATAGTGAGTATGAGTTCGAGATAGAGGGACAGAAGCTGTACAGGATGCAAAATCAAGACGTATGCTTAACAATTACAACGACAGAATAGAAAGAATCATTAAGGCAGGAGAACGTGCCGTAGAGGAGCTTATTAAGGTTCTTCACTCAGAGATCATTACAGATGATCCTGATAAGGACGTTGCTGCTGATAGATTGAAGAACGCTGCTGCTACTAAGAAGATGGCTCTCAACGATGCCTTTGATATGCTTAACAGGATTGAGCAAGAAAGAAATAAGTTAGAGGGTACTGAAGAACCAGAAGAAAAACAATTCCAGAGTTTTGCTGAAAGAAGAGGAAGAAAATCTTAGACTACTTAAAGTAGTAGATAGCGGTATACCTAAGGGTGTTATAACCACAAGAAACAAGAATAAGTCTTGGGAACGTGGTTACAACAAAGACCACGACGTAGTCATTATATCTAACGACGGTACACTGGGCGATGTAATAGAGATACAGAACTTACGCATCGGCTTGCCGTCTGTACCTAATAACGTACATAAAAGGTCTGACGTTAAGAAGGATCAGTTCTGGGAGGCTACAGAGTACGACAAGGATCTTAAAAAGATCAAGACTATATTCCAGTGGAATGAGATGCCTAACACTTTTAAATCTAAGTGGGTTGACTTCATAGAGACTGAGTTTGATAGAAGAGAGAATGGATTCTGGTTCTATAATAATGGAGTGCCAACATATATGACTGGTACGCACTACATGTACTTGCAGTGGACTAAGATTGACGTTGGACAGCCTGACTACAGGGAATCAAACAGAATATTCTTTTTATTCTGGGAGGCTTGTAAGGCAGACGACAGATGCTTTGGAATGTGCTACTTAAAGAACAGACGTTCTGGGTTCTCATTTATGTCCTCAGCAGAGACTGTTAACTTGGCAACAATAACGCCAGATTCAAGGTTTGGTATATTATCAAAGACGGGTAGTGATGCTAAGAAAATGTTTACTGACAAGGTTGTACCAATATCTACCAACTACCCGTTCTTTTTTAAACCAATACAGGACGGTATGGACAGGCCAAAGACTGAGCTTGCGTACCGTGTTCCAGCGTCAAAGCTTACTCGTAAGTCTATAGAGACAACAGACGGAGCTACTGAGTTAGAAGGTTTAGATACTACTATCGACTGGAAGAACACAGGAGACAACTCTTACGATGGTGAGAAACTGAGGTTTCTTGTACACGATGAATCAGGTAAGTGGTTGCCACCAGATAATATTCTAAACAACTGGCGTGTAGTAAAAACTACGCTACGTTTGGGTAGGCGTATTGTGGGTAAGTGCATGATGGGCTCTACTTCTAACGCTCTTGATAAGGGAGGGTCTAACTTCAAGAAGATGTACGAAGACTCTGACGTAACAGATAGAAACTCAAATGGTCAAACTAAAAGTGGAATGTATTCACTTTTCATCCCAATGGAGTGGAACTTTGAGGGATTCATAGATCAGTATGGTATGCCAGTTTTTAGAAGACCTGAGACTGAGGTGTTCGATGCTGTAGGAGATGTTATAGATAACGGTGTTCTTGATTACTGGGAGAATGAAGTAGAATCATTAAAGAATGATGCAGATGCATTAAATGAGTTCTACAGACAGTTCCCTAGAACAGAGTCTCACGCGTTTAGGGATGAGGCTAATAATAGTTTGTTTAACTTGCAGAAAATATATGAGCAGATAGACTTCAATGAAGGTTTAGAGGCTCAGAGGGTTTTACAGACAGGTAGATTCTCTTGGAAGAACGGTCAAAGAGATACCGAGGTTATTTGGAGTCCTGATAGAAAGGGACCTTTTAGAGTAACCTGGATACCTAACGATAAATTAAGAAACAACGTAATAATAAAGAATGGACTCAAATATCCTGGGAATGATCATATTGGAGCAT